TATAAATATATTATATTTATAAAATAAAATTAAATAGAGCGTATACAGTATATTGTATACAATATTCAAAGGAGACGGTAAAAATAAAAGTAGAAGCAAAGGATATTCCGTATATTCAAAAATTCATGACTGAATTCTGGAAAGCTATAAAAGATTTCTATTTAGTTGAACTTACAGACGAATATTCCAGGCAGGCCACTGATCGTCTGATAGAACTTGGAGAGTATGTGGAAATGTGCCCTGATAATAATGATAAACAGTTTATTAAGAATTGTCTAGTTGCTTTTAATAAGCTATTAGATTCTAAACAGAGAGGATTGATAAAGAATGCACAACACAAAGAACAGATATGAGCAGGGACAGGCTCTCAGAAAAGAAATTTATATGTATATCATCAGTTATATCAAACTGGTTGGATATGCACCGTCAATTACAGAGATTTCTGAAAGGGTGGATGCCGGGAGAGCTACGGTCTGGAAACATATCAATAATCTGGTTGATGATGGTTTGCTCAAGACGAACCATCCCAGTACCGACAGGGCATATACTCCGGTTGGGTACGGAATAAGAAAGATAAGTAAGGAGACAAGATGAAACTTTATGACATTGTTGCAGCAGATGGTACATTCGTCGACAGTATGAGCAGAATAGAGATTTTGGAACGGTTCGGGATTTCTAAAGGAGTCTTTCAAAGATATCTGGATAATGGCGATCTGTTAGAAGGGAAATATCAGATAAATGATTATGACTGTGACATAAAAGCAAGGAAATGTAAGGACAGGGAATTATTCTTACAGTTTGACATTCTGACTCAGAAGATAAGGAGGGCTGTTGGATGGGAATACTAAAAAAAAGCGTGGAGGTCTAACACAATGAATAAAATGCGTGAATATGAACGGGGCAGGGAGGACGGGCTTGACCTTGCCAGACGAATTGTTAAACAGGGCGGGATTGAAGCCCTCGAACAGGAATGCAAGTTCCGGGGTGCGACCGGGATACATACCTCTCTGGCAGTAAAAGACCTTGATAAAGCGTCAGAAAAGATAAAAGAGGTTATAGCGGATTCATTTGTAATATTGTCAATCGCCGTTCTGCATGATGATTTCGGTTTTGGCGAGAAGCGCTGTCAGAGATTTAGAAATGGCCTTGACCGGGCTGCTGATTATATCAATGATGGTCTGGCAGAATGGATTGATTATGTAGACGCTATTAAAGAAGAGTTAGGGATTGTATTAAAGAATCCCGGAGAATAACGGACAGGTAGCGTTTGGATAAATGAAAGTAGGATGAGAAATGAATATTAAGTTAAAAGAAATCAGCAGAGACGATTTAAAGGTAGGAGATACCGTCGGAATTGCCAGAACGGTGAATTGCGGGTGGCTATCGACGTTCCGACATAGAAAAATTATTCCGGTTAAGATTACAAGAATCACTCCAAAAAGAACCAAGATTGAAACAGATATATATGAAGAACATGGAAAAGGCGAAAAGTTTTACGAATACGATGAAAATGCCAGAAAAGAAAATGAACTTCTGGCTGAAGCTATTGGAAAAGTACTTATGAACAAAATGGTCTTTCAGATGCCAGAGGATAGCGAGGTGTAAGTATGAGGTACAGAAAGAAACCAGTTGTAATTGATGCAGTACAGTGGACTGGTACAAATCATCGAGAAATGTTCGATTTCCTGACAGACTATCAGTGTACAGACCAGTACATGTCAGCAGAAGGTAAGAATTTCTATATTGACCATTGGAAGGTTCCGGGTGGACTGGTTATTAAGACACTTGAGGGCGAACATCTGGCGAATATTGGTGATTATATCATCCGCGGTGTTTACGGCGAATTTTATCCGTGTAAGCCAGATATATTCAAAAAAACTTATGAAGAGGTGGAAGAATGAGTGATGGAATGACATTTGTACAGAATGAAGACGGCGCATTTAGTGCATACGATGATAGCTACGACGTTGTAATACATTGCGAGACAGAAGAAGAACAGAAGAAAGTTATTGAGCGTTTAAAAGCTAAAAACTGGATTCCAGTCAGTGAGAGATTGCCGGAAGAATACGATTCTATATTTGCAAAGTTTAAAGGAACAGATAACTGGAAAAGAGGAATGTTCGAAAAAACATCTAAATATGTGATTGCTACAGTTATATTTGACGATGGAGCAGTATTAGTAGAGCAGGCACATACTACTGATGGAATTTGGAGAACGGATAACGAAGTTTTAGGCGGAACGGTAGTTGCATGGATGGAATATCCAGAACCATATAAGGAGGACTAAATGAGATGAGGAAAGAACAGAGGCATCATCATGGATAAAATGCAATTAGACAGGGAACTCCTTGCAAAGTATGTATCCGATGGACTGACGCAGACGGAAATTGCAAACCGGTTATATATAAGCCAGCAGACCGTAAGCAGACACTTAAAACTGTATGGAATACAAGTCAGACCCGGGAAAAGGAGTGCCTGTAATATAGAGTTGCTGAAGAAATACATACTTGCAGGAATGATTGACGAAGACATAGCAAGAAGATTCGGTGTGAGTACTTCAACTGTAGGGAACTGGATCCGGAAGCATGATCTGAGAAAAATTAAGAAAACAGCACCAAAAAAGCACTGTGGGGCTTGTAAATACCGAGATCTTCGCAAGAGTGTCGGGGGATGTGATTATCTTTCACAGGTGGGGCATAGCAGAGGATGTCCGGTACTGGGTTGTACCGTTTATGAAAAAGGAGAACCAATAGATAAGAGAAAGAAACGGGGAAAGAAGAAATGATTAATTTCACATTAGGTTTTTTGATCGGTGTTATAACCGGTGCTGCCGGGGTTGTGTGTTTTGCGATTACATACAACAAAAATCACCCGGACGATTAGAAAGGAGAACGGTATGCTGACAAGGGACAAGAAACTGAAAGACTACGGTATTCCAACAGAGGACATTGAAAAACTGAATACGATGCTGAAAGACTTTCCGGCAGAGTACGGATACCTGCTTACCAGCGCCGCCTTGTCAGCTTGCCCTAAGAACACGGTGATAGCGGATATGGTTGTTGAGAATATCTTGCACCGGAAAAGTTACAGGAAAATCAGCAAAGAAAGATATATCCCAATGAACCCGAAGGATTTCTACGGATACAGGCGCAAGACCGTCGCTGTACTGTATGAGCGGATGAGGTTGTTGGGAGTGTGGGAGGAATAAAAATGCGGTTAATTGATGCAGACAAAATAATTGATTCTCTTGGAGGTTCGGATATGGATTTTGCAATAGGTGCAGTTATTGACGAGCAGTCGACAGCTTTTGATGTGGATAAGGTTATTGAGCAGATGGAGAATTATTTATTTGAAAAATATTGCATAGAAGGAGATACAACAATTGATGAAATTGTGAAAGGTGGTGGAATTAAATGAGTAAAGGCAAAGACATTTCCACTATGTTCACAAGAGAAGAAAATAAAAAGAATGGAAGAGCTGGATATTATCAGGCTGACAGAAGAAAAATTGATGTTATCAGTCCTGCACAGTACGGAGCATTCTTACAGAAAAGAGGTAGGAGAAGATGAGTAAATCAGTATTAGTGATTGATACACCAACAATTATTATGATTGCCCGTTCGGAACTTCATACTGCGGTGAACTTGAATATGTGGGTTATTGTGAATTAGCTGACTGTTTAGACTATGATGTAATTCTGATGACAGAAGAACATTATGATTGCGAAAGCAAATCAAGACCTGAATGGTGTCCATTGAAACCATTGCCGGAGAAAAAAGAGTATATCGTTCCGAATGACAATGTAGAATCACAAAAAGATATTATTGCGGTTGGTTGGAATGCCTGCTTGAGAGAAATTACAGAAACAAGCGATGAAAACAAGCGATAAAAAGTAAGCGATAAGAGGTGGAGAAATGATTATTTTAACTGGAAAAATCGTGTTTGTAAAGACACAGGAAGAATATTTGAGTGTTCTGAAAATGGCAAAGCTTCAGGGATTCACATGGGCGAGAGTAAACCATTTAAACCCTGTCGAAATTCCAATTCCAAACATATTGAATTTTTATAGTAGCAAGATGGTCACTTGCAGAGACAATGAAAGGATATTGTGCGAAGCGTCCGAAATCGTCAAAGATGAAGAAAAAATCAAGGATGCAGTAAAACTTGTCAGAACATTCACTAAATACCCAGACAGAACAGCATTGACGGAACCATTTATTGAGTCCTTGAAGTTGCTTGCAGATACTGTAGAAAGTCAGATGGAAGAGGTGAAGTAGATGGAGAGATTAACAGAAAGAGAAAGAAATGTTGATGGTACAGGAGTTGCAAAAGAAGAAATTACGGATGGATTATTAAAACCGTTTGCGGATAAAATTCTTACGAAACTTGCTGTTTATGAAGACTTAGAAGAACAGGGATTGCTTGTGAGACTGCCAGCTAATAAGAACGCAGAAATATACCTCATATCTTCCAGATGGACGATTTGTTCGAAATGTGGATCAAGATTTGATGAATACAGTTGTAGTGGATGTGAATACGAATGTGATAGTAAAAAAGAATATTATGTGCGTCCAACTTGTCTTTCGTCTATAAATGTAAGCTTTTATGCTAACCAATTTGGTAAAACCGTATTCCTCACCCGTGAAGAAGCTAAGAAGAAGTTGGAGGAGATTCAAAATGAATAAATGTTGTGCTAGTCAAGATGGTATATGTAGAAACTATATCTTATTCGGTGCTAAATGCGATGGATATAAAGAAAGATGCACACTGAGACCATGTTATGAAAACCTCGAAAAGGTGGCAAAAGGTTGTCAGCATAATTTGAGAAAAATGTTTGGAGTGGAGGAGTGATAACTATGTCAAACAAACCTGCACCAGACATAACGCTAAACCTTGCTATATCAGCATACCACGTGCTACAACAATATTGTACTGGACAGCCAATGAATTGCAAAGGCTGCGGATTCTACGAACACTGTCCAGAATGTTTTCAAGGCATGCCATGTGACTGGAGTTTGAATGAAGAAGGTGAAATAAATGAAGTTGAGAAATGCGACGTTGATTGATTACGGAGTGCCGCCGGACGATATACCAACATTACAAAGTCACTTGCGGAATCTTAGCGAAAGCGATAAATACAATCTGCTGCAGGTATCTATCAAATATGCACCCGGAATCGAATCACAAATCTATGACAGCATCGTGAACAGCATCGGCTATCGGACAATGGAGAAGATCAGAACGGTTCCTGCAACGGAGACTGACTTCTACGGTTATAAACGTAAGGTCATGGCGGAATACTATCATCTGGCCAAATTGATTGGCAGACTTTAAAAAAACTTAAAAAATTATAAAAGTGGTAGAGAGCTACGTACGCCCTAGTATGGTATTATAGTATATATAACTATAACTATGCTAGGGTGTTTTATGTTTGGAGGTGAGAATGTGGGAATGCCAATGGGAAAACCGCCCATGTATAAAACGGTGGATGAAATTGAAAAAAAAATCGAAAAATATTTTGAGGATTGTAAAGGATATCCTTTGACTGATAGCAAAGGCAAGCAGGTATTTAATAAATTTGGCTCACCAGTTTTTGCAGACGTTCATCCTCCAACGATTACAGGATTGGCATTGGCACTTGGATTTGCAAGCAGACAGGCGCTTTTGAATTATCAAACAAAACCAGAGTTTAATGACACGATTACGCGCGCGAAAGCCAGAGTAGAACAGTACGCAGAGGAAAGGCTATTTGATCGTGATGGTTCAAATGGCGCTCAGTTCAGCTTGAGAAATAATTTTAAGGGATGGGATGCTGATAAGAAAAATGATGATTCTGGAGATGGAAAGATTACGATTGTGAATAACATTCCAAGGCCGGAGAAACAGAATGAATGAGAATCCGATTAATCTGGATGAAATTATAGCTCCTGCCTTTTACAATGTGTTCTGGGACATTTTGGACGGAAAACACACCTATTATGATTTGTATGGTGGGCGCGGATCTACTAAATCATCTTTTGTAGGTGTAATGATTCCTTTCCTGATGATGCAGGACGCAGAGAACGGTATAATGTCAAATGCTGTTATCTTCCGTAAAGTTGGAAACACACTTCGAGAATCCGTTTATGAACAGATAGCATGGGGAATTGACGCACTCGGAGTCAATGAACTATGGGACACCAGTGTAAGCCCTATGCAGTACACTTATAAGCCTACTGGACAGAAAATCATATTCAGAGGACTGGACAAGGCAAAAAAGACTAAATCTATTAAAGCAAGCAAGGGATATTTCAAGTATCTCTGGTTCGAGGAACTTGACGAATTTTCGGGCATTGAAGAAATTCGTACAGTGCAGCAGTCAGTCCTTCGAGGCGGCAGTAAGTTTGTTGTATTTAAGACATTCAATCCGCCAATTAGCCGGAGTAACTGGGCGAATGTGTATGTAGAAGAGCCACGAGACGACAGCTACAGGCATAAGAGCGATTACAGATCAGTTCCTGTTGAATGGCTTGGACAGCAATTTATTGATGATGCGGAGCATTTGAGAAAGACAAATCAGAGAGCTTACGACCATGAATATTTAGGACTTCCGGTTGGACTTGGAACAAATATTTTTGAGCTGTTGGAGATTCGGACAATAACAGATGAAGAGATTCAGAAGTATCAAAGCATTTACCAGGGACAGGACTGGGGGTGGTATCCAGATCCTAAAGCATTTCTCCGTGTAGCTTATGTCCCTAATCAGGAAAAAGTTTTTTTATTAGACGAACTTGGAGGTCCCAAGATAAGAAACAAGGAAATGGCTAACCAGATAAAGAAAAAAGGATATGATGATTATTCAATATCTTGCGGAGTTGATGAAGAAGAAAGTATTATTGACTTTCGAGATGCAGGGCTTCCAGCACGTAGGGCCATTGTTACACCGGGAAGCCGCAAATATACTTTTGAGTGGTTACAGTGCCGAACATTAGTTATTGATCCGGCACGAACGCCTAGAGCATACAAGGAAATTATTAATTATGAGCACGAAGTAGATAGCAATGGAGAAGTTATCGCAGATTATCCAGATGGTAACGATCACTGGATAGATTCTCTCAGGTATGCGACAAGTCCATTGTCGATGAGAAGGGGGAACAGTGCATAAAATGTTAGATAGGTACTTTTCAGATAAAATAAATAAATTCTTAAGCATCGGCTTAAAATATATGGATCATCTGACATTAACGAAATCTTAAAAGTTGTAGAATATGAAGACATTATTGTGCGAGATACTTCTGTAAGATGGATGGATTTTAAAAGGTAGATTAAATGGGACTTATAACAACACTAAAAAGGTGGTTTAACATGATATTCAAAAAACAAGCCGAAGAGGATTTTAATATCCAGGCAGCAGAATTCCCAGAGATGGAAGCACTGATTAACCGATGTGCGAACATCTACAGAGGTGCACCAGACTGGTTAGATGATAAGGATAATATCAAGACGATTAATTTTGCTAAATCTGTCTGCTCAGAGACAGCTCGGCTCGCAACATTGGCGATCGGCATTCAGATAGATGGCTCCGCAAGGGCTACATGGCTACAGGAACAGATTGACAAAGTGTATTTCCAGATTCGTCACTGGGTAGAATATGGATGCGCTTATGGAACAGTATTTATCAAGCCAAACGGTGAGAGCCTTGACGTATTTACTCCGGCAGACGTGATGATTGTGGATTACGACAACCAGGAAATTAAAGGTATTATATTCAAGGATTCTTATACTGTTGGACGGAAATACTACACAAGGCTTGAATATCATAGATTTGTTGAGACCACTGTGGATGGCGTAACGACCTATCCGTACTACGTTTCAAATAGAGCTTATGTATCAAAATCTCCTCAGAGCATCGGCGATAAGATTGACCTCAAACAGACCAAATGGGCTGACCTCATGGCAGATACACCGCCGATTCTCAAGGCAAATGGGGAGAAGCTGGACGGACCGTTGTATGGAGTACTGCGGACACCACAGGCGAACAATGTGGACATCAGCACACCACTTGGACTTCCGATATTTGCAGAAGCTATCGAAGAATTAAAAGACCTCGACATTGCATACAGCCGTAACGCCGGAGAAATTTTCGATTCTCAGAAGATTGTTCTGGCAGATGATAGACTGCTGATGCCAAGTGGCACACCTGTGTCAGCTATGTCACCACAGGGCATGGAGAACAGACGGAACGAGATGAGATTACCGCACTTTGTCAAGAATGTATTCGGACAGGACGAAAAAGAATTCTACCAAGAAATCAATCCACAGCTCAACACAGATACCCGTATAGCCGGCATAAATGCCCTTTTAAGCCAGTTAGGATATAAGATTGGATTCTCTAACGGGTACTTTGTTTTCAACGAATCTAGCGGTATTCAGACGGCTACGGGCGTAGAAGCAGAACAGCAGAGGACAGTGCAATTCATTAAAGACGTGAGGGACAAGCTGGAATCCTGTTTGGATGAAGTAATCTACGCACTGAACGTTTACGCTGACCTGTACGGACTTGCACCTGTCGGAGCCTATGAAGTTAATTATGATTTCGGAGACATTCTCTACGTCAGGGAAAATGACCGTGCAAGGTGGTGGCAGTATGTGACCACTGGCAAGGTTCCGGCATGGCTGTATTTTGTGAAATTTGAGGGAATGACTGAGGAAGAAGCGAAAGCAATGGTCGAAGAAGCTCAGCCAGACGAACCAACATTATTCGGAGAGGAGTAAAAAGATGGCAGATAAACCAGTAACAAGGGAAGAAGAATATCTTGCGCACTTGACAGGTGATTATACAGGTGGAATTCCAAAGCCAATCACGAGAAAAGAGCAGTATTTATACGAATTATGCTTAAAAGGAATTGGTGGGGAGATTTCGCCGGAAGAAATTAAGAATGCAGTAAATGAGCAGTATTCACCATATGAATTAGATTCAACTGGCAATCCAGTTAATACAACACGAATAAGATACCAAAATGGAAAAGCGTATTATCAGAAACGTGATGGTCAAGTGGTTCTTGAAACATACGCTGGTTCTGCGCCATTTCCGTATAATGGTGATCAGTTACATTGTAGTTCCAGTGGATATGCTCGTTTAGGTGAGTGTATAGTGGGAGCAATTATTTCACATTACGGTAATTAACTAAAGAATGCTTTAGTTAACCAACAAAAATCAAAACATGTACCACAACATTTATCGAAAGAGGTGATATACTATGCTTAGTCCTGAATATTTACGCCGGATAACAGAGGGCAGTGAACAAATTGCAGAAGAACTGCATCAGTATATCATCTCTGAGATCGTGTCACGGATGATGGCAAGAATTGGCAGAGGTGAGGATTATATTCTGACCAATGCTGATGCGTGGAGAATCAGAACATTGCAGGAATCCGGCGAACTGTTAGGGGACATTCTGGCAGAACTATCCAGGTATACCAAACGTGAGCAACAGGAGCTTCTTGAAGCGTTTGAAGATGCCGGAATCACTGCAATGGAGTATGATGACAAGGTATACAAGGCGGCAGGATTAAGCCCTGTACCGCTCGAACAGTCACCGGCTATGATAAGGCTCATGGAACGGAATATGAATCACTGTTTAGGGGATTGGAAGAACTTCACAAGAACTACTGCAAGTGCCGCTCAAAGGCTCTATATCGAACAATGCGACCTTGCCTATAATCATGTAATGACTGGAGCAGTTGGGTATACGCAAGCCATCAAAGAGGCAGTCAATAACGTTGTATCAGATGGTGTTACTGTCACATATCCATCTGGCAGAAAAGACACGATTGAAACAGCAGTGGCACGTTCTGTCAGAACTGGTGTGGCACAGGCCACGGGAGACATATCCCTCAAACGCATGGAAGAAATGGACTGGGATTTAGTTCTGGTCAGTGCTCACATGGGAGCTAGGACAGGTGACGGCGGTGAGAATCCCGGAAATCACTCATGGTGGCAAGGAAAGATATACTCTCGTTCTGGCAAGAGTAAGAAATTTCCACCATTCTCATTGACCGGATATGGAACAGCAAGTGGACTGTCAGGCGTCAACTGTCGGCATAGCTTTGGGGCAAGCGACGGAGAATTTAATCCTTATGCGGAATTATCAGCGCAGGATAAAGCCGACAAAGGCAAACAGTACGAAAAGGAACAGAGACAACGTACTTATGAACGAAGAATCCGCAAAACGAAGCGTGAAGTCCTTGGGTTGCAAGCGGCGGTTGACAACTGCAAGGACGAACAGGCAAGATTCGCACTCCAACAAGACCTTGACCGGAAGTCTTATCTTTTGCAGAAACAAAATACTGCATATAAAGATTACTGCAAGCAGAACGACTTGAGAGAACTGCAAGACCGGCTCATGATTGCTAAGTGGAACCGTCAGAACGCTGCTAAAGCCAGAGGAGCGGCAAAACGTTATAAAACAGCAAAGGGGATTGACTGATGGATAGATGGGAATATTTCAATCCAAATCCTGTTAAGGATAAGAGAACAGGAGATTGCGTTGTCCGGGCAATATGTAAAGCAACTGGCTTCGACTGGGAAACAGTATTCGCCGGATTAATGATACAGGCGTGTGCTCTGTCAGATATGCCAAGTGCAAATTATGTCTGGGGCGCGTACCTTTATAAGCATGGATACAGGCGCAAACTGATAGAACAGTCAGAGCGATATATCTATACAGTCAATGACTTTTGTACAGACCATCCGACAGGTACATATATTCTCTGCATAGATGGCCATGTAGTGACAGTACAAGAGGGAAAATATTTTGATACATGGAATAGCGGTAATGAGATCCCAGTATATTACTGGGAAAAGGAGTAACTAAATGAGCATATCAGAATTTGTACAAATATTCCTCTCTATCTGCGGAGGAGTGTCTATTATTGGAGGAGCGGCAGCCGTAATCTTTAAATGGATTACACCGGCGTTTCGACTTAATAAACGAGTAGAGACACTGGAAGAACATGATAGACGAGACTATGAAAGCCTTCGGAGAATCGCAGAACGAGATTCATTAATTCTGGAAGTGTTGTCGACCATGTTGGACAGCCAGATCAGTGGGAATAACGTCGAGGAATTAAAAAAAACAAAACAGAAGCTTACAAATTATCTTGCACAGAATCAGCGTTAGCATTAGTAAGGGGTATGCTCATGAAATTATATGTGTTCACAAAGAAAGATATAGACAGGTTCTTGGCAGAGTGTAATTTTACACCGGACGAAGAAAGACTGTTCCGGCTGAGATGTAAGGAATATACGCTTGAATATTGTGCTGAGAAAATGAACGTGAGCATATCTACGGCGAAACGATTAAGCCGGAGGGTGAATAATAAAATAATTAAAGTGTGTTAAAAATATGGAGAGGATATTTCTACCCTCTCCTTTTTTATTTCTCACAATCTTCCAAGACAGCTCGCTCTAACAGCTGTCTCACATAATCCGGACATTTGCTTTTTCCGGATTCCCAGTTTTCGAGCGTTCTAACCGGTATGTTGTACCTCCTTGAGAATTCTGCTCGGGATATCTTTAAGTGTTCACGCATTTCCATAGTGGACATATTTTCTTTTTGCTTCAGATCATCTTCCATAGATCCTTTTGTTTTGTAAGACATGAATCCTACCGCGGATGGGAAAATACGGGTATAACTGGTTTTGCCTTCGTCGATCCATGTAATGCTGACATACACCTTTGCACATAAATATGGCCATTCCGGACTTAATATAGTACCGTCCGCATATACACAAACATCACATTCTTCAGCAATAGAATTATCATATATGATACGATCGACTTCTTCTTTAAAGAATTTCGCACGGCAATAGGCCACGATATCGTCTAACTGGTATCCGTCGCATTCAGGTATAAAACTTTTGATCTGTTTTCGCTTGATCTCCCATAGATTCGTGCTATAATCTTTATCCATTTTAACGAGGCTGTCGACAAACCCACCGACAGGAGAGGGATTTAAGATTTTGTAAGCTACATCAAGTTCGGCTTCAGATTTTCCACAGCCTTTCTTGAAATCATGCATTAATTCATCCATCATGGATTCAAATTCAGATTGATTATATCTATACATACATTTCGTCCTCATTTCTATCAATGCTCTTTGACATATTTATGTATACGCTCATATAAATTCATTTCATTTCGGTTCGCCATTAATTCGCTTAAATCGTTTGAATCATAATTTGTAGAATATACGGCATAACTGCGATTTTTGATAAACCATGAAGCTTCTTTGATGTTGCTAAGAATCTCCATATCTTTAGCTCTTTTTTCTGCACGAGCAGGTCTGTCTTCGGCTTCGTATTTTCTAACGAGAGCAGATAAATATGAAATCATGTTTTTTCTTATATCTTCAGCCCATGCAATCTGTTTTGGACTTCCGACGAGTTCAACTAATTTTTGTTCCATTGTTTTCGCTTCCTCCCATGCTTTCTTAAGACCGGAGGATATAGTTAATGCTGACTTTTTAACCAGTTCCCATGCTCTTTTCATAATGTTTGATAAGTTATATTTTTTCATTTTGTTTTCCTCCGTTCCTTTGATGATTATATAATACCACCAATTTGGTGGTGTGTCAATACTTTTTCGATACTTTTTTGAACTTTTTAGATTGATACATCTATGCAAAAATATAATCAGAAAGGCGGTGCATAAGATGGCATTATATAACAATCCTTATCAATATAGTTTTGGTGTTCCGGGACAGATGAACCAGTTCCAGCAACAGCCTGTCCAGATGCCAGTTCAACCAGCGCAACAACCGCAACAGAATAACAATGGTATCCTGTGGGTATCTGGCGAAGTCGGTGCAAAATCCTATCTAGTAGCACCTGGGACAAGTGTTTTACTGATGGATTCAGAGAGCGAAAAGTTCTACATAAAATCTACAGACGCTTCTGGTATGCCACAACCATTACGGACGTTTGAATACCATGAAGTAGGCACTCAGATGCCACCTAAGCAGCCTGTTCAGAACATGGACAGTAAATATGTCACCAGACAGGAATACGACGATTTAAAGGGTAAATACGAAGCTATCATAAACCGATTAAATTCTTTTTCTGAACCTGTTAGGGCTAATACCGTGCAGGAATCAGCAGTCAAGGGAGGAAACGCAGATGAGTAATCCATTATTCAATGCCCTCGGTGGTGGGATGCCACAGGGAAACGGGCCAATGCAGATGATGCAGCAGTTTATGCAGTTTAAACAGAATTTTAAGGGAGACCCGAAAGCAGAAGTTGAGAAAATGTTGCAGTCTGGAAAGATTTCTCAGCAGCAGCTTAATCAGGTTCAGCAGATGGCAGGACAGTTTCAACACATGTTGAAAGGAATGAAATAGTACATTACAATCTGGCCAGATTGATGTAAATACACAAAAAGGAGATTATATTATGGATGGAAATTATAGCTTAGCAGATATTGCCGCTGCTACTGGAAACGGTAGAAATAATGACGGCATGTTTGGCGGAGATGGTAGCTGGTGGATTATTGTTTTATTCATTTTTGCTTTCTTTGGATGGGGAAACAACGGCTGGGGTAATAACGGCAATGGCGGTGGATATGCAGCCACAGCAGCTACTCAGGCAGACATTCAGAGAGGATTTGACAATTCCGCAGTAATCAGCAAACTTGACGGAATCAATAGTGGCCTGTGTGATGGATTCTATGCCATGAATAACGGTATGCTTACCGGTTTTAACGGAATCAATACAAACATCATGCAGACCGGCTTTGGAATCCAGCAGGCAATCAATGCTGATACTGTAGCAAACATGCAGAATACAAATGCTTTACAGGCTCAGCTTGCGAACTGTTGCTGCGAGACCCGGGAAGCTATCCAGGGCGTGAACTACAATATGGCACAGAACACCTGTGCATTGCAGAACACCATGAACAGTAACACAAGAGACATCATTGATAACCAGAATGCAAATGCGAGAGCCGTTTTAGATTATCTTTGCAATGAAAAGATTTCTAGTCTGCAGGCTGAGAATAATGATCTCAGACGTGCTGCATCTCAGGATCGCCAGAGCGCACTTCTCACAACTGCAATGGCTTCTCAGACACAGCAGCTCATTAATGCAATCAATCCAGCACCGATTCCGGCATATCAGGTTCCTAACCCGAACACATATTACGGATGTGGATGCGGATGCAACACCGGATGCAATTGCTGATAACTTCATATCGAGAGTATCTTTCGATTGATTCGAATGTCGGCTTATGCCGTATTACACAGAGGGGCAGGCTGAGACCTGTCCTTTTGTGATATGAAAGGGGTAAAAATTATGGCAGAATTTACAAGTGTAGCTGCTCAGACTGTAGCAGCAAATGGAAACGTAGTATTTTCAAATACAGCAGTTAAGGGTTCTAACTGCATTCAGCACAGAGAGGGAAGCGGAATCATCACTCTAAGAGGACTGACTAACCAGTGTAAAGCGAGATTCTTCGTGGATTTTTCTGGTAATATCGCAATTCCAACAGGCGGTACTGTCGGAGCTATTTCTCTGGCAATTGCAATCTCTGGTGAGCCGGTTCTTTCTTCCCAGATGATTTCCACACCGGCAGCAGTAAATCAGTACAATAATGTGTCCTCTGGCATCTATATTGATGTGCCTCGCGGATGCTGCGTTAATATCGCGGTAGAAAACACAAGCGATCAGGCTATTTCTGTTGCGAACGCGAACATTGTTGTGACCAGAGAAGCGTAGGAGGTGTGATTATGAGAGATATTAAAGACTTATGCGCAAGAATCGAAGACGAGCTGTCCAAAATTGCTGATAATGGGCTGACCACTGGGAACTTGGAAATGACATACAAACTGATTGATATGTACAAAGATATCAAGAATACGCAGTACTGGGATAAGAAAGTAGAGTACTACAACACTGTCCTTGATGAGATGCGTGGCGGATACAATGACGATTACAGTGAACGTGGAAGAAAGCGCGACAGCATGGGGAGATACAGCGCAAATGACGGCAGAATGATGCCGGATTATGACCGAGGCAGTTCTTATGCCAGACGTGGTGAGCATTATGTTAGAGGACATTACAGCCGCTCTGACGGACGAGATGCTTATGACGACTATATGACACAGAAACAGAGCTATCGTTCCGGCAAGTCTGAAGACTGCAAAAGAAAGATGCTCGCCGCATTGGAAGAACATCTGGACGAACTTACAACAGAAATGAGTGATATGTCCAAGGATGCAGAGTGCCGGGAAGAACGTGATCTTGTCAAGAGATACGTAGAAAAACTCCGTGATATGCTCTAAAAACACAAAAGTGGTAGAGAGGTAGTTAAAAGAAATCTGTTATAATGTAATTGTGCAGCAGGAAGCACAAGTAAAACGGTTGTTTTTGACATTTTCGTTTTAATCCTCCTTCCTTTAATTTAGTAGCTGGTACGCACGCTTTAACGGAAAGTTGAACAGGTTCGAATCCTGTCGTGCGTATTTGCCATCTGGCACGCAAGATGGCTCACCTCCTTGATTAAGGTTTTTGTTATTCATACTTTTCTTTTAAAAAAGAAATAAATATCCGAAACAACTCGTGGCAGGCATGACACGTTAAACACCTTGCTAACCCGGGAATCCGGGTTGTGTGGAATGTACGCTAGTGGAAAACTGACAGAGTCGCACTCTGGTCTCCGGTTCGATTCCGGGCGCTCCGCTTTAATCCGCTTAGAGTTAAGCTGTTTGTATACAGGTGGTCTATGTCTCAGGTGGATTTACGCTATAGCGAAAGAAGTGAAATTCACCCCAGTTTCTTTTTAGAGGGTTGGCCGTTATAGGCGGCATGGAATGTAGCTCAGTGGTAGATCGCACTGTAAATGTGAGGTCGCAGGTTCGATTCCTGCCTTTCCGATTACCTTGCCAGTGGTCTAACTGGCTTAATCCATTTACCTGCGGCGGCAGGTCAATAAACACGACCAGGAGGATGTTATGCAGAAACTTATTGACACTTTAAAATCGTTTGGAATTGAAATCCCGGAGGATAAACAGGCAGATGTAAAGAAAGTACTCTCTGAGAATTACAAGAATGCAAAGGAAGTTGCAAAAACTCTGTCAAAAGTCGAGGGAGAACGTGATGACTGGAAAGTACGTGCTGAGACAGCAGAAGAAACCTTAAAAAGTTTTGACGGTATCGACCCGGCAAATATTAAAAGCGAGTTAGAGACTTGGAAACAGAAAGCGGCAGATGCAGAGAAAGAATTCAATGCAAAAATCTACGACCGTGATTTCTCGGATGCTCTGAAAGCGGCACTCGATGACGTTAAGTTTTCCAGCGAAGCGGCAAAGAAATCAGTCATGGCAGACATCAAAGAAGCAGGTCTTAAACTGAAAGACGGTAAAATCCTTGGCCTGAACGATCTGATCGAGCAGATGAAGCAGTCTGACGCATCTGCTTTTGTGGATGAATCTCAGCAGCAGGCTCAGCAGAATCAGGCAAGATTTACCACTCACGTTGGACAGCAGCAGACACCGGGAAGCATGACTAAAAAAGATATCGAAGCGATCAAAGACCCGTCCGAGAGACAGGCTGCAATTGCTCAGAATATCCAGTTATTCCAGTGATTTTTTACACCGACTATACACCAGAGTATAGCCGCTAACCCAATGCCTTAATAATTAATTATGGGTAGAAAGGATTTTATATGGCAGCAAAAGCTAATCTTATTATGACAAATGATATTCAGGTAAAAGCACGTGAGATTGATTTTGTTACCAGATTCGAAAGAAACTGGGAACACTTACGTGAAATACTTGGTATCATGCGTCCAATCAAAAAGACGCCCGGAGCGGTTCTTAAATCAAAATATGCAGAGGGTACTTTACAGAGCGGAAAAGTTGGTGAGGGCGAGGAAATCCCTTACAGCAAATTCGTTGTAAAAGAAAAACCCTATGCGGAAATGACTATCGAGAAGTACGCAAAGGCTGTATCTATCGAAGCGATTAAGGATCACGGTTACGAGAACGCTGTTCAGATGACCGATGATGAATTCCTTTTCCAGCTTCAGACTGATGTTACCGGAAGATTCTATGACTATCTGAAAACCGGTACACTTACTTCCACAGAAACTACATTCCAGATGGCTCTGGCAATGGCTAAGGGTCGTGTTGAGAACAAATTCAAGCAGATGCACAGAAATGTGACTGGCGTCGCTGGATTTGTCAACATTCTGGACGTATATGAATACCTCGGAGCAGCTGAAATTACTATTCAGAACCAGTTCGGATTTCAGTACATGAAAGACTTTATGGGATTCAACACAATCTTTTTACTGTCTGACAGCGAAATCCCGAGAGGACAGGTTATTGCAACACCTGTCGAGAACATCGTTCTGTATTATGTTGACCCGAACGAATCTGACTTCGCAAGAGCAGGGCTTGTATACACCGTATCTGGCGAGACAAACCTGATCGGATTCCACACTCAGGGCAACTACCACACAGCAGTTTCCGAAGCGTTCGCAGTTATGGGACTGACTCTTTTTGCGGAGTACATTGATGCAATCGCAGTAATTGCCATTGATGAGACACCAACGCTTGGCACTCTGACAGTAATATCTGCGGCAGGAACAGCAACTGGTGATACAAAAATCACTGTAAACCCGGCTAAAGAAAACGCTAACAATGTGTACAAGTACAAAGTTGGTGCATCTGAAACAGCTGTAACTTATGGCCAGAATCTCAGAAACTGGACTACATGGGACGGAAAAGCCGACATTAAGGCAGCAACCGGGCAGAAGATTACAGTGGTTGAGTGTGACGGAACATACAAGGCACTGAATGCCGGAAGTGCAAGCGTAACAGCGAAATCATAAACGTAGGGGGTGACTGGCATGGCTTATGCAGATTATAAATTCTATACAGAATCATTCGGCAATGTCGTGCCAGAAACCGACTTTCCACGACTGGCAAAAAGAGCCAGTGATTTTGTGGATACAATGACATTTGACAGGTTGGTGGACGGACTGCCAACAAACGAACGCTCACAGAAGCGTATCAAAAAGGCAGTCTGTTCATTGGCTGAATTAATGTATCAGATTGATCTTGCCGAGAAGAATGCTATCAATCAGGCATCAGCAAATGTGACCGACACAAATGTCGGTGGCAAATCAACAGGCATTGTAACATCTGTATCTTCTGGCAGTGAATCCATCTCTTACGCAACGCCACAGCAGATTGGAGCAAGTGCAAAGGAATGGAGTGCAGTGTATGCCGCCGCCGGAGATGTACAGAAAACGAACGACTTACTCTTAAAGGCAGCTTTGCCGCTTCTGATGGGAATAAGGGCGGATGATGGGATACCAATTTTGTATGCGGGGGTGTGAGTATGAAATATGTACGAATAAAACCGACTATAGTTGAAGCTATTCAATGTTTTACCACTCCAGAAAGCATAGCTCAAATTGAAAAGTTTGTTGGCAATTCAGTAAAAATTAATAACAATCTTAACCCACCTCACATTGAGATTTCTACATATCCTGCTCCGTTTAGAAATGGCGAAATGGTTGATTCGGTACTCATAGAGCCTGGAGACTACGTCTTGCGTGATGAAGAAGGATATTTCGATACAATGATAAAGGATGAATTTGAAGAAGAATTTAAGGAGGTATCTGAATAATGGACATTTCAACATTAGGCTCATGTATAGCAATCGTTATGATTTGCTACATCGTGGGAATGGGATGTAAAGCATCAAAAAGAGTCTCTGATGAATGGATCCCGGTGATTATGGCGGTTATTGGTGGGATTCTCGGAGCAGTCGGGATGGGAGTTATCCCGGATTTCCCGGCAACGGACTATATAACGGCAGTTGCGGTTGGTATGTTTAACGGATTGTCAGCAACCGGAGTAAATCAGGTTATTAAGCAGACAGTACAGAAAGAATGATTAAGGAGAGGGTATCATGTATAGCAAAACTGTGACGATTTTTGATTATTATGAATCAGCCACGACAGGAGATGCGTACTGGTATCCTCATGTTTTATCTGGCGTTGACCTGATTACGGACAAAGGAGCAATCCTTAAAAAGTACGGGCCAGACGCAACTGACAACGCACAGTTACACATCCGATATACCGTCCAGAACGGCGATATAACCATTACTGACAAAGACGGCAAGATTCTTCCATGGGTGCCGCCTAAAGAGTGGAAAAGGCAGATTAACAACGCTCTGGAGGACACTATTACATTCTCGGATGAATCATTCTTCTGGGAGGGTGAGTGGACTGGCGGAACGGTAATTGACAGTGATTACCGAAACGGATTCTACCAGTACATGAATGAGAACAAGGACAACGTGTTTAAGATTACCAGTGTAGGCGGTCCGTATACGCTGATTCCACATTTTGAGATTCTGGGTAAGTAATATGAGTAAGATTCATCATTTCAAAGGATTCTCCATAGTCGATGGAGATATGAAAATCAAGCTGAATATGGACAGGTTTTCCAGACAGTATCAAGAAGCCCAGTATCTCCTTGACGGAATGGTTATGGACAGCATGGTTCCATTTATGCCAATGATTACCGGAAATTTTATCAATCGGACAAGAATTGAGAGTACATCTTTGCAAGGAACTGGGAAAGTATGCGCGGCGGCGGCTCCTTATGGGCGTTTTCTGTACGAGGGGAAAGGAATGGTTGATGAAGCAACTGGAAGTCCCTACGCAAGACGTGGAGCAAAGAAAGTTCTTGTTAGTCAGTTTTCTGGTCAGACAGCCGCAAAGGAAAATCTTGAATACACCAAACAAATTCACCCACAGGCACAAGCAAAGTGGTTCGATGCCGCTAAACGACAATACGGCGACACATGGATTCGTAAAGTAAAAGCACAGGCAGGAGGTGGCAGACATGGCGGATAAACCTATCGGAAAAGATGCAACTGGATATGAGATTCTGACAGATGCCATGAAAGCACTTCTAAACCAGTATCCAGGGTTATACGAAAATGAAACAATCAAGTTTGAAGAACTCGGCAAAGAATCAGGAATTGCGTTCTCGGCAGACAACGGGGCGTTGATCTATTCAGAGAAAGAAGACGTTTGCGGAACGATGCATCAGGTATGTCAGTACCCATTTTACGTGGTATATCGTACAGCATCTGACAAAGAAAGGCAGAAACTATCTGTTCAGAAGTTCCTTGACAATCTCGGTAAATGGATATGCCGGGAACCAGTTATTATAAATGGCTCTGAGACGCGTTTAAATGTGTTTCCAGAGCTTTCACAGGGGCGAGTGATAAAACGTATCACACGTGACAACTCCTATGGTTTAGAACCGCAGGAGAGCGGCGTACAGGACTGGTTGTTACCATTGTCGGTGCGCTACGAAAATACTTACGAAGCAATATAACAAGTAACAACCGGCTATCAATTGGAGATAGTCGCTAACCTACACAGCCTTTTAAAGTTATAGGCAGAAAGGACATTTCTATGCCAGTTACAGGAAAAATTGACCGTAAATATATGGCTCATTATATCGACGCAGGCTCCCTCTGCGGAGGACTGACGCCGAAATATGAGCGTCTTGGAAAAGACCTGGAAGAGTACAATGTAGAACTCAATCCAGACACTGAAACATCTAAAAACATTCTTGGAGAATCCACATTTAAACACAATGGCTACGAAGCTTCTTCTGACGCTGATCCGTTCTATGCAGATACTACATCAGATCTGTTCGAAAAGCTTCAGCAGATCGTTGATGAACGTCTTAAAGACGATAATTTGAAAACAAGTGCAGTTGAAGTGCACCTCTGGAAAGAAGCAACAGCCGGTAAATACGAAGCATACAAGCAGGATTGCCATGTTGTGCCGACATCCTACGGCGGTGATACATCTGGATATCAGATTCCGTTTACAGTGAACTACGTTGGAGAACGTGTCAAAGGAAAATTTGACATTACTTCAGGAACATTTACAGCTGACAGCGAATAATTTTTAGGAGGGTATAGAAAATGGCAAAAACAATTAACACAAACATTGATGATGGATTTCTTCTTTTCACATTCACAAACAAACAGGGTGAAGTGTTCTCTTCATTTAAGCTGAACCCTACTGACATTAACGTTGCAGCAAGAGCGGAAGAATTGGAAACTTTCTTTGAACAGGCTCAGGAATCTGTTAAGAATGTTTCTTCCAGCAAAGAGATGGCGGAGATCAATAAGCAGATTGAGGATAGAATCAATTATATGCTCGGATACGAAGCATCTAAGGATTTATTCAAAGAACCAATTACCGCAACAACTGTTTTTGGAAATGGTCAGGTTTTTGCCTATATCGTTCTGGACAAAATTAATGAAGCGCTTACTCCGGAAATTGAAAAGAGAAAGAAAAAAATGCAGGAAGTAGTCAATAAGTACACGGAGAAGTATACAAAATGACCGCCTATGAGTTGCCCACCTCACTAAATATCAGTGGGGTGGATTTTTCTATCAGAACGGATTTTCGAGTAATTATTGATATTCTGGTCGCCATGAATGACCCAGAACTGGGCGAACAAGCGAAAGCAGTTGTTATGTTGCAGATTCTGTTTGAAGACTGGCAAAGTATACCCCCGGAGCATCTTACGGAAGCTTGTCAGAAAGCTTGCGAGTTTATTGATTGTGGCCAATTCGATGATAACCCGAACAAGCCCAAACCTCGTTTGATGGACTGGGAACAGGATGGAGATATGATCGTTCCGGCTGTAAACAAGGTTGCCGGTAAAGAAATCAGAGCAGTGCCTTATATGCACTGGTGGACGTTCTTTGGATATTTCATGGAGTCTGGCGAGTGCCTTTTTAATACCGTAGTTGGAATCCGGTCAAAAAAAGCAAAGGGCGAAAAACTTGATAAATGGGAAAAGAAATTCTATCAGGAAAACAAGAATATTATTGACATAAAAACACGTCTCAGCGACGAGGAGCAAGCTTATAAAGATAAGCTGAATGAGATGTTGAACCTCAAATAGTTAGGAGGTGGACACATGGCTGCTGATGGCTCAGTCATTATCGATACTAGAATGGACACATCAGGTGTGCAAAACGGCGTATCGGCAATTAGGCAATCATTCAATGGACTTGGCAGCGTAGTAAAGAAATTAGGCGTACTAATTGGCGGAGTATTCGCAATTGGAAAACTGGCGCAGTTTGGAAAAGAGTGCACAAAACTTGGTTCAGATTTAAACGAAGTTCAAAATGTTGTGAATGTAGTTTTTCCAAATATGACCGAAAAAGTTAACGAGTTTTCAAAAAAAGCAGCAAAAACAGCAGGCTTGTCAGAAACAATGGCAAAAAAATACGTAGGCTTATTTGGATCAATGGCAAAACAGTTTAATTTTACGGAATCACAGGCCTACGATATGTCAACACAGCTTACCCAGCTAGCAGGAGATGTAGCTTCTTTTTACAATATTAGTCAGGATTTAGCATATATCAAGTTAAAGTCTGTATTTTCTGGTGAAACAGAAACATTAAAAGATATCGGAGTTGTAATGACTCAAAATGCACTTGATGAATATGCATTGGCTAACGGATACGGCAAAACCACATCCGCCATGACCGAGCAGGAGAAAGTTGCTCTCCGTTTGGCTTTTGTACAGAAACAGTTGTCTGCCGCATCTGGTGACTTTATCCGAACATCTGACAGCTGGGCGAACCAGGTCAGAGTGATGCAGTTACAGTTGCAATCTCTCAAGGCAACAGTCGGACAGGGATTAATCAATCTCTTCACTCCCGTTTTGAGAGTTATTAATATCTTGCTCGGTAAGTTAGCAACTCTGGCAAATGCCTTCAAGTCATTTACGGAGTTAATCACCGGGAAAAAATCTTCTGGTCAGACAGGTGCAAGTGGCGCAGGTCTTGCCGGGACAGATGCAATAGCTGATACGGCAGACCAATATGGAAATGCTGCCGACAATGCCGAAAAGCTGGCAGATGCAACAAATGATACAGCAGACGCAACTAAGAAAGCCACTAAGGCGGCAAAAGGATATCTTAGTCCTCTCGACGAAATAAATAATTACTCAACGGATAAAAGTGCAGATTCATCGTCAAAAGTACCGGGTGCACCGGGCGCAACCGGCGGACTTGCAGATCAGATGAAAGATGCTGTACAAAATGTTGATTACGGAAAAGTGGCAGAGGGTGAGACAGTTCTTGATAAAATGTCAAAACCGCTAAAAAAGATAATCGACAGATTTAAACAGCTGGCTAAGTTAATTGCAAAAGGATTCTGGGATGGATTAGGAGATTACGAGCCGATTTTTGACGGAATAAAAAAGGATCTTGATTCCATATGGAAATCTTTAAAGGATATCTTCACTGATCCAGAAGTTGTTAAGGCGGCAAATAAGTTCTTAGATTCATTTGCATATGCAATTGGACAAGTTGCTGGCTCATTTGCCAGAATCGGATTGACAATTGCGCAAAACATTATAGGCGGAATTGAAAAGTTTTTAAAGCAGAACACACAAAGAATAAAGAAATATCTGATAGATATGTTCAACATCGGTGCTGAAATTTCACAAATCGCAGGAAATCTTGCAGTTGCTTTCGCAGATGTTTTCTCAGTTTTTGGTGGAGAAACCGCGCAGCAGATCACAGCAGATTTAATTGGGATTTTTGCTGAAATTGGAATGACCGTCACGGAAACGGCTGCAAAACTTGGCAGAGATATCCTTAACATGATTGCACAGCCTTTTATCGACAACAAGGACATTTTAAAGTCAGCAATCGAGGGTAGCCTCGGAGTAATAGAAACCGTAACAAGTGGGGTCTTAACAGTTGTTCAAAACCTTAGTGACGCAATATCGAGGTTATACGATGAACATGTAAAACCGTTCTTTGATTCTATAGCAGATGGATTATCAAGTATACTTGAAACTCTAATAACTGGATATAACACATACATTCTTCCGGTGTTACAAGGACTAGCAGAGCAAATTAAAGGGTTGTTAGAGGGACCATTAGGGGACGCGATTTTAAAGATAGAAACATTCCTCGGGAAACTCATTGATTCTCTGAAGCTTCTGTGGGAATCGGTATTAGTACCTTTAATCAACTGGATAATCGCAAATTTGCTTCCGGTTGTGGCAAAGATAATTGACGTTGTAGGCACTGTGGCAATCAAAGTCATAAAATCATTAATTAAAATTATTGGTGATGTAGCAGACACTCTGAGCGGAATCATTGATTTTCTTGTCGGCGTTTTCACAGGAGACTGGGAACTGGCTTGGCAGGGAATAAAAGAGATTGCGAATGGGGTATGGAGTCTTATCAAGGATATTATAACTGGTGCATGGGACGTAATTAAAACCGCGACGAAAGGCGCACTTAAAATAATAAAAACCGTCATTAGTACTGCCTGGAACGCAATCAAGACAGCGACTTCAACAGTCTGGAATGCCATTAAAAAAACGCTTTCTAATTTATGGAGTGCTCTTAAAGCCACCGCGAATACAGTATTTAACGCAATCAAAAATAAAGTTACAGGTGTGTGGGATAGTGTAAAAAACAAAACATCCCAAGTATGGGAAAGCGTAACTACATTTGTTTCCGATAAAGTAGAAGCAATAAAAAATGCTATCACTAATAAGTTTAATGCCGCCAGAGATGCAGTCAAATCTGCATTTGAAGGTATCGTGAATTTCATCAAAGCTCCGATTAATCAGGCAATCAGCATTGTTAATAATGCAGTTGGGATGATTAATAATGCAATTGGTGGAATTGAATCTGCATTTTCCTTTGGGCCTTGGACTGTTCCAACACCGTTTGGCTCAAAGACTATTGGATTTCATGCAACATTTCCACGTATCGGAACTATCCCATATCTGGCCAGTGGTGCAGTTATTCCACCAAGGTCAGAATTCCTTGCGGTATTAGGCGATCAGAAGAAAGGCAATAACCTGGAAGCACCGGAAAGCCTGTTGCGTCAGATCGTCCGGGAAGAATCAGGAAAAGGACAGGGAGACGGAAATACCTACAATGTTACAGTTAATGCATCTGGCAGAAAACTGTTAGATATTATTATTAGTGAAGCTGAAATGAGAAGAAACCGGAACGGGAAGAACCCATTTGAGTTAGCATAAGGAGAAGAATATGGCGCAGGAACAATTCAAGATAGACAACGTTGTTATAAGAGCACCGGACAGCTACAAGCCGGTGTTCGCAACCACTTCTACGGAAGATTCTAAAAGAAGTCAGGATTTGATTATGCACAATACACCAATGGGAACAATTGGTGGGTATGACATGCAATGGGGCGAGCTTACATGGGCTGAAATAGCAACCATACTAAATACTGTACTTAACAAGAGCCAATTTACATTCCACCACAAAGACCCAACTGTTCCGGGAAGATGGATAGACAGAACATTCTACGCATCAAATTTTAATATGGCTGCGCAAACTTTGAAAGACGGGGAAGAAAAGTGGACGGATTTGTCTATTAATGTAAGGAGGATTGAGCCGATTTGATAAATGTATCTACTCAGTTGAAGAAAGAATCTCTTACAAACAGAAATTATTACGTGACAGCAAATGTTACATTGTCAAATGGTACAACTCTTAAGCTAGGCAAAAAAGACTTTTATCTGTCTGGAAATAATCTTGTAGATTCAGCAGACTCCGGGGACTTTCCGGTGGGTGTGGCAATCGCAAAAACGGCAAGCTTATCATTAGTAAACGATGATGGGCGTTTTGACGGATATAATTTTAACGCTGCAAGGTTTGTTATCTTTCTCAATGTGCAGTTATCCGACAGGATAGAAACCATAAAGAGAGGTACTTACATTGTATCGAAAAAGCCCGCAACAGCAAGCGAAATAAGTCTTTCTCTCTTAGATAAAATGCATAACGCTGATAAGGCATATGATTCTAATCTGTCTTTTCCTTGTACGGTCAAGGAACTGCTCTCGGAATGCTGTCAGCAATGTGGAATCACTCTTGGAGATGCAATGTTTCCAAATGCGGACTTTCAGATTCAGAAAGCGCCATCTAATGCGACATATCGTACAGTAATCGGAATGTGTGCCGGAATAGCCGGCGGAAATGCAAGAATCGACGAAAATGACTTACTCAGGATTATTACGTTTGATAAGACATTTACCAACGCAACTATTTACGATGGCGGAACAGTAAAAAATTGGACAAATGGTGATGATCTGGATGGCGGCACGCTTAATCCATGGACAACAGGGACTGCGGTTGATGGTGGTACGTTAAGCAATAACGACTATCACGCGTTATTTTCAATTCAGAATCTACAATATGACGTAGACGATGTTATTGTAACAGGCGTCAAATACGTAGAAGATGAGACCGAATATATGTCGGGTCAGGACGGCTATGTAATCACTATTGATAATCAGTTATTGTCAGGAAATGCACAGGCAGGAGTCGAAGCTATTGGAAATCAATTAATCGGTTTGCGAATGCGTCCTTTCTCATGTGATGGAATTGCCAACGGATACGCCACTTTTGGCGATCCAGTTGAATTTATTGATACAAAGAATCGTGTCTTTAGATCATTTGCAACTAATGTAGAATTTGTGTTCGGTGGCTCAACATCATGGAGCTGTAGTGCAAAGAGCGCCGAAGAAGATGTAAGTGAGTTTGTTGGTGGTCAGCAAGCGGCGGTAGAACAGTCAAAAAAAGATATAGAGAAGAAACTATCTGCCTACGACGTAAAGCTCAAGCAAATGAATGAGCTTGCAGCAAACACGCTGGGTTTCTTCTATACAGAGGAAGCACAAGAAGATGGTTCCGTAATTACGTACCGGCATGATAAGCCTACACTTGCTGATTCTAAAGTAATTTATAAGACAAGTGCTGATGGATTCTTCTTGTCAGTAGACGGCGGTCAGACATGGAAAGCCGGCTTTGATAGTAATGGAGATGCCGTTCTGAATATTCTCTATGCCATCGGTATTCAATCAGAATGGATTAACACAAGAGGATTCACAGCGAAAGATAATAACGGGAATACGACATTAAGAATAGATGCCGACACAGGTGCTGTTACGTTAGAAGTTGAAAGCTTTACCCTGAAAAGCAGAACTATTGAACAAATTGCCAAGGATGTTGTGGATGAGACAGTTCAAAGCAATGTGACTATCCCGAACTATTATGGCACGTATACACCAACATTGCAGAACTATCCGGCATCTGAGTGGAAAAGTGAAGAATATAAAAAGCATGACGGCTCGATTTTCATGAACTTCTCTACAAGCCAGGTATATATGTTTTCTGGGACTGATGGCGCTTGGCGGGAACTGGATGCTGAAAAAATTGTCAATTTTGAAAGAGTTTTTAACGCTTTAACGGATAGCGGTAAGCAAGAGGGAATTTATATGCAGAACGGACATCTGTATATAAATGCTTCCTATATTAAGTCTGGCCAGATTTCAGCCGATTTGATTAGCTTGAAAAACATTAATGTTACAAACAGTTCTGGAATATCAACATTTGCGATTGATAACTACGGAAATGTTACGCTCAGACCTAACACATTCGCGTTAACAAACGGTGATACAATATATAGCGTTGCTGAAGATAAAGCTTCGACAGCACTATCTAATGCAAATCGCTATACAGACAAGGCACTTAGTGATCTCGACATAGGAAAAATGTCTAAACAAGAGATTATTGATGTGCTAAGCGATAACAGTAGTAATAAAGGTCTGTATCTATCAAATGGCAATGTGTACATGAATGCCGATTATATTAACACGGGCGAATTAGCAGGATGGGAAGTTGGACATAAAAAGCTTTCAGCAAGTGGCACGTATGGAGAAGTAACGCTAGACGCTTCAACTGGAGAGATTTATTCAGAGACGAATACAGGAGTATATGTGCCGGGGTACGGGACGTTGTATGGAACGCGAATCAGAGGAATCAATCTTTATACAGGAACCGTACACGCAAGCTCAGCCTCGTTTAATACTAGCGTTTCGGCGAGCAGCGTTTCAGCGAGCAGTGTTTCAGCATCAGGAAAAGTTAAAGCAGGCACACACGTAGAAGCCAGTGGTCATTTCTATAGCATCGGAACGGGAACGGACCTTGCAGATGCTTCTATCAGAGGGAAGTTGAAAGTAAGCGGGACAAAATCAAGATCAGTTTCGACGGTAGACTATGATGAGCAACTCTTTTACTGCTATGAAATGTCAACCCCATTCTTTGGAGATATCGGTGAATCTGTAATATCGGATGACGGGACTTGTATGATTGACATAGATGATATCTTTCAGGAATCTGCGAATGTCGGCATTAAATATTATGTGTTCTTGCAAAGAGAAGGAGAGGGCGACTGCTGGATAGCTGAGAAAGAGCAGAATTATTTTGTTGTAAAAGGAACTCCGGGACTTAAATTTTCGTTCGAAATCAAAGCAAGACAAGCTGAATATGAGCATATGCGATTTACTGACCCGGGAGATACGGCTTATACAGACGCAAGAGATATAGAAATCTCGGAACCAGATTATGAATCAGAAGAAACAGAGGTCTCGGAACCAGATTATGAATCAGAAGAAACAGAGGTCTCGGAACCAGATTATGAATCAGAACTTACTAACGACAGATTAAGCATTATCAATCAGATGGAGGTAATATCATGAAGAAGATTTTAACAAGTTTTATGAATCTTAGTACCGGAGAAGGAAGTCGAATTGCATATACATATTCAGAAGTAGATGAGAATACAGGAAGTATTATCAGTCAGAATAATAAAGGCAATTTCCTTGTGATGAATGACGATGTGCAGAAAAATCTTGATTCCATAAAGGATTACATAAAAAATAATTTCCTTTTATAAGGAGGTAAGTCTAATATGGCTGATACATATACAATACAATTCCGGCGCGGTATGTACGCCGATTTTGATACGTCGAAAATTCGTCCTGGAGAGCCCGTTGCGATTCTTGGCAATGACCCTTCTGTTCCATCTGGCAAAGCCTTATACATTGCATTTGCGGCTAATGATGTAAGACGATTGTGTTCCATTGAGGATATTTCAGAGATGGTCAATGCCGGAGAATTTGTTGGCCCGCAGGGTCCAAAAGGCGAAAAAGGAGATAAAGGAGAGAAAGGCGCAGAGGGTCCTGCTGGCCCGCAGGGTCCAAGGGGTGAAAAAGGAGATAAAGGTGATCCGGGAGAAAAGGGTGCGGATGGCACCGTAGCATTTGAATCGCTGACACCCGAGCAGAAAGAATCACTAAGGGGTATCTCTATCACAGCGGTCAGTATCGACACAGATGGAAATTTGACAATAACATTTTCAGATGGTGATAGTGAAAATGTTGGTAATATTATAGGGCCTCAAGGTCCGCAGGGACCACAAGGTGAAAAAGGAGATGTTGGTCCACAAGGTCCACAAGGCCCACAAGGAGAAAAGGGTGAACAAGGAAATGATGGAACATCTCTTAATATCCTTGGTACAAAAGAATCTGAGGCAGACCTCCCTTTAAGCGCAGAGAAGAACGACGCGTATTTAATAAATGGAGAAATGTGGGTTTTTAACGGCACAAATTGGAACAATGCTGGCAGGATTCAAGGGCCGCAAGGTCCGCAGGGACCAGTTGGTCCGCAAGGGCCAAAGGGCGACCCGGGACCGCAGGGCATAAAAGGAGACCCCGGAGAAAAAGGAGAGCAGGGAATACAGGGTCTAAAAGGCGATACTGGGCTGCAAGGTCCACAGGGACCAGTTGGTCCAAAAGGCGAGCAAGGCGATGCTGGCGTGCGAGGAATCACCTTTACTCCTGTTGTAGACAGCAGAGGAAATATAAGTTGGAGTAATGACGGGGGACTTGAAAACCCCCAGACAGTAAATATTACCGGACCGCAAGGCGATACGGGCGCAAAAGGAGATACTGGGCCGCGAGGAGAAAAGGGAGAGGCTGGGGATGCCGGGCCTAAAGGAGACAAGGGCACTACATTCGTCCCAAGTGTGGACACCGATGGAAATATAAGCTGGAGCAACACAGATGGAATCACCAATCCCGAAACAGTCAACATAAAAGGGCCAAAAGGAGACAGGGGAAGTGATGCGACTGTCCCGATTGCTACAACTGAAACTCTTGGCAAGGTTAAGCCCGACGGTAAGACAACATTCATAGACGAAGACGGAACACTCCACGCAAAAGGCGGAGGCGTGACCGTTACCCCTAAACCCGTAAACAACCCAACAATTGAAAATGCAAACACATCTGTCACAATTAAATGGCAAGACCCTGAAAACACGGTAATCAGTGGCTCAACATTTTCTACATGGGCTGGCACAAAACTTGTAATGAAAGAAACGGGCTATCCTGCAAATCCAGATGACGGAACGCTTGTGGTTGATAATACGGTTCGAGATAAATACAAAACCACAGGCTATACAGTCACAGGGTTAACAAGCGACAAACAATATTACTTCGTGCTGTTCCCATACAACACTGATGGCGTATACAACTACGATACAGGAAACAGACTTCTCGGTGAACCAGGGGAATTGAAGATTGTCACATTCGCTGACGGAACGGATGCTGAAATAGCAAGGATGATTAAAGCGCACTACGCAGGTAAAATCAATATTGGCGAATATTGGGCGGTTGGCGACAAGAGAACCATCCATCACAATGCTATGGATGCAACAGGCGTGAGTGAGTCACACAAAGCAAATGATTATGCTTATGTGATCATCGGAATTGAACATGACGACTTGGTAACTGCTATCAATGGCAAGGCCAAAGCCGCTATTACAATTCAGACGGAACGCCTGCTGTATTTAGACACTACGACAGAATATAACAATTCTCTCAATGCATCTCATGAATGTGGTTATATGAATAGCTCAGATATGAATAGCGGCGGTTGGGAAGGTTGTGAAAGACGTACATGGTGTAATAATGTGTACAAGAAATGTTTACCTGCTTATGTCCAAAGCATGATGAAACAGGTTAAAAAGCTGACATCTGTGGGAGGTCAGAGTAGTACAATCAAGACTTCAAACGATTATGCGTTCTTACTATCTGAAATCGAAATTTTTGGTAACATTCCATATTCTTTTGGAGGTGAAGGAATACAGTATCAATACTTTAAGAATGCGACCGCAAACAGGTATAAAAGCCCACGAACTAGCAATTATTATGCGTCTGGGATTTGGTGGGAGCGTTCGCCTTGCCGCAGTGCCAATGAGTCCTTCTGTGTTGTGAATGCGGCAGGGAATACGGACATCGCCGATGCCAGTCAAGAAAGGAGCCTCGCCCCTTGCTTATGTTTCTAAAATCCTAGTAAATTAATGAATTATTTATAGCTGAATGGCTAAGAACAGGAGGTGCATATGGATAAAAAGGAAATTACAAATATTTATAAAGCAATTAATAGAGTTTCAAACAGACTGAATGAAATGTCTGAAAAACTTGACTTGGTGATGCAAATGCTTAATGCGGAATCTAATCGTAAAATTCTAATTAATGGTGATGGTATTGACGGTCTGGCTGAACTTGTATCAACGCATGATTCGGCACTTGATGAACTGGCTACTTTAGTTGCAGGCATTGGAGGTGGAAACAATGGTTAAATTTTTCGAAGAACGAGTAATCAATGGGCTGAAAAAATGGACAGATGTTCCTGAGCTGTGGAATGCAAAGGTGATTGAAAAGTTGAAAAAAGATGACTATGTGCTGAATGAGGATGGGACGGTAGAAAGAGCAGGTTCACTACAGTAAACGTTATGCACGCAGGAAAAATTTGAGAGGATTTTTGTATGACAAATAATCAAAAAGTAGTTCTCAGGAAAATTATTTATGCGGTCGAAACTGGCGAACAGGTTTACGGACAGCAGGATTATTCGGACTTCACGGAAGCCTACACCAATTCTTCTGAAGAACACGCAATCACAATCGGGGCGGGACAGTGGTACGGAATCGAAGCTAAAACACTTCTGGAACGAATTTACGATGCCGACCCTGAACAGTGGAAGAAGATAGACAAGGTCAGACTTTTGGAACAGGTCCAGACCGCAAACTGGGAATGTTTTAATATTTCCAGGGTATCACAGCTCGCAGACACTATAGTTGCTCTTATTTCGTCCGATTTAGGCGTTAAATGCCAAGATAGCCTTATGGATGAACAATTAGCCACCTATGCAGAAGAAGCCTTTAAACAGGGCGTTGCTGACGCCAGAGCACAAGCTATGTGTGTGAACTTTAGGCACCAAGGTGGACAAGGGGCAGTAACGAGGATTCTGGCAAAGGCCCAGAAACCATATACACTGGACAGTCTCTATGCAGCCTGCCAGACGGACACAGGGAATCAAGTCGGGGCATATAAGAGCAGACAGAGATTTGTTTATAATGCGCTGAAAACATATTTTCCAGAAAGTGAGGAAACAGGCATGAACGCAATTGATAAATTAATCCAAATCGCAAAGAATGAAATCGGATATCTTGAAAAGGCAAGTAATAGTCAGCTTGATAGTAAGACAGCAAATGCCGGAGAAAATAATTACACAAAATACTGGCGAGATATTAAGCCGGATTATCAAGGACAACCATGGTGTGCTGCATTCGTTTCGTGGTGTATGATGAAAGCATTCGGATTAGACACAGCAAAGAAACTTTTGAAGCACTGGCCATACGTTTACTGCCCGACAATGGCGGATTTGTTTACTTTGAACAGTAATCCAAAAGTCGGAGACATTGTTATTTTCTACAGAAACGGTACATTTACACACACCGGAATCGTAATAAAGGTATCAGGAGATCGGTTCTGGACAGTCGAAGGAAACACTTCTGGTGGCTCTACAATTATCGCAAATAGTGGTGGTGTATGTCAGAAAAGTTACTACAACAGCAACCTTCCCGGAACAAAATTCTGTACTCCAAATTACAGTTTAGTTAAAAATACAACGTCAGTTTCAGACTCAGATACAACCAAAAAGCAGAACACCAGAGCCTATATTGCACAGATCAAAAAGGACACAAAATGCTATACAAAATCAAACAAAAACAGCCCGTCAAAGCTGTTTCCAAAACTGAAAAAAGGTGCAGTTGTAGAGGTGATGAAGTACACAGAAACTGACAGTTCAGGGCTGAAATGGTATTTTATCCGCATCCCGCATCCGGCAGAAGGGTTTGTTTTTGAATTTGTTCCAAAAGGAGCATTCACCAGAATCACAGAAATTTCTAAATGATTTTCCCGGGGAATTACCCCGGGAGTTTTATCTTTAAACATATTTTGTATCATTTCGGAAGTTTTAGACTGTTATCGTTAGTCACACGTTAGTCACAAATAAAAATATTGTTTCCTAATATAATAGTGCCAAAAACACTGTATTTACAGGCATTTGCGCAAATTCTCAATTCCTATTTGCTGGTCACAAACAATAAAATTAGAATAATAAAAATGAAATGTGGGAAATCCTTGCAAAATCGCTAGAAACGTTGATTTTAATAGGGTTTCCGGCATTTCGATAATGATATTTCGGTTGTCTTAGAAAGATTAAAATGGGTTCCGTTAGTCACAGTTAGTCACAAATGGAACTTTTATCTTTTCTATTTCTGTCCGAAGTTCTTCTAACGTCCTGTGGCCGTACACAGCATTTGTAACATCTCCGCCAAAAGAGTGGCCGAGCATTCGTTTTCGGTCGTTCTCACGGACACCATATTTTTCACACAACATAGAAAAGGTGTGTCGACAATCGTGCGGCGTGTGCTTCGGATTGCCGACGATTCCCAAACGTTCCAGTGTAGGATAGAACAATGCTTTTCTATGGTGTTGCTGAGTATATACGCATAGTTTTCCATCTTGTGTCAGCACTTTCTGTTCGACAAAATGGTATACAGCAGGATGTATCGGGACGATTCTGTTCTTACCGGCTTTTGTTTTGATTCCACCTTGAAAGTATTTCTCTTCTAGGTTGGTCGTAAGTTTTAACACTTCGCCAATTCTCCAACCGGAGTAACACATAATAAGAATGAGCTGCACTTCTGGATCGTCAGTATTATTCCACAGCACTTGCATCTCCTGATCAGAAAATGGCGTTCCATGTTCAGTGTCATTATCAGCATTAACATGGACATATAACGCCTTATTTTCCGTTACAATTTCTGAGTAAACCGCATATTTGTACATCTGCTTGAATAGAGTCAGGATAGCCATCTGACTTTGCTTTTTCAGCTTACATCCATCAATAACCTTTTGCATATCAGGAGCCTTTAAATCTTCAAATATGCGATTGTGCAGAACAGTGCAGTTTGTATAAGCTGTTCGATACGCTTCCTTTGAACTGTATGACAGTTTTGTCCCCTCTGGGAACTTCCACGCATAAAACTGTTTATATACCTCTGAGAACGTCAATTTCTTGATTTCCGGGTGTTTTCCTTCGACACCCTTGATTGTATTGTAGTCAGCAATCAAGTGGCTTATAAGAGTATCTATGTCAGTTGTAGGGGACACCTCAAGAGTCCGTTCCATGCCGGGCTGATACGTGCCGGCTTTGTATGCTGTCAGGACAGTGAAACCTTTTATCCAGTCATCCACATAGCAGATTGCCGGCGGACGTTTTAGTTTACCAGTATCGTCCGGTGTAGCTGGTGGATGTACTGCGAAACAGTTTCTCCGGTTCTTGCCAAGATAACGGATGCTGCCGAAACTATTCGGCAATTTTGGATATTTCTTTCTTTTCTTCGCCATTTTTATTCCTCTTTTCTTTATAGCTGTTTTAGGTATAAAAATAACAGCCGAACAAATTTTCTGTCTTGTTCGACTGCTCCGAAGATGATACAATATGTTTTGACCAGAGTATAGCATCTCTTCGGAGATGTATAAACGCCGTCCCGGTACGCCAATGCCGGGGCGGTTTTTTATTTTATTCTATTTCTTCAATGTCAAGAGAATATCCAAGAACTTCTCCAACGTCTGTGCATTTTCCTTTTAAAGTAACGGTGTCTCCCTTTGACATGGATGCTATTTTGGATTTTTGGTCGTCGTTTTTGATATAACACTGGACTCCGATAATCTCAAAATCTCCATCAGCCATAAGGTCAATATATTTTCCGGCTGCATCAATGTTGCTGAGCTTTCCGGTGATCTCAAGATATTTGCCTTTGTATTTATCAGATGCACCCATTGCATTGCTGTCAAGATCGGACATCATATCATTGACTGATACGGCTGTGTATTCAATTGGTGTAGGCGTATCAACTTCTTTTGCAGATTCCGTCTTTGCGGATGTACTGGAAGAAGACGTGGTGTTTGAATCCGAATTTCCACCAACGGCACCAATAATACCAACAGCGACAACTGCTAAAACTACCCATTTAAGTTTTCCGCCCTTTTTCTTACTCATAGAATTGCTCCTCCTAATAGCTTTATTCGCCACACTTCGCACTTTTCATGCGGATTATGTATTTTGTACCGCTGATTTTGCAATATTATGTAAAGTACGGTTATATGTGGTATTTTTATTTTATCATTTTAAGAGCATATTGTAAAGATTTAGAACGAAATAGAGTGATTTAAATGAAAAAGAAATGTTTTTTTCTATAAAATAGTGAGAGTTCATGTATATCATTGGCAGTTGCCAAGAGTCGGAATAGGTGGTATAATAGCAAAAGCGAACTAATGTTCGGTTCTATTTCCCACAGCCGAACATATACTGTAGCGTAGGCGGTAGTTGCGACAGGGAGGGTTATTTATGGATTATAAGAAGGAAATTATTGAAATGATACAAAAGATAGAAAACAGATGTTGGCTGAGGTCAATATACATTTTCATAAAAACATTAATCGGTTAAAAAGAAAAGCCAAGGGTTTGCGCATTGCCCTTGGCTATTTTCTCATTTCTTTTCGTAAATCGTGTCTAGGAGTTTTTCTAAGTTATCCCATCCAGAATCATCTAGCTTTGCTAGAGCATTGATGAGACGGTATTTAAAATCATCATCACTAGACTTTAGAACATTTCCGAACAACTTAGAAATTTCATCGTTTTTATTCTCTGGCTGAAACATTTCTCCAGTTCCATTTCTTAGCCATTCTTCGTTTACAGAACATTTCTCACAGATTAATTGAATTACTGCGTCTGTAGGAGTTCTTCTTCCAGTTTCATAACTGGATAAATTTGCCTTTGGTATTCCCAAAAAGCTTGCAAATAAATCTTGACTCTTCCAATTAGGATTAGAATTTCTTATTTGCTTTATTCTGTTTTTCAATTCGTACACCTCCTTTCAAATAAGATTATACACCACATAATTAAAAAAGTAAATATTAAAAATTGTACAATGTACAAAAATAGTGCTTGACAAAAGTTGTACATAGTATTATATTAAGAGTGTACAAAGTACAACAAAGGAGGTGAAAAAAACAGTGAAGCGCAAGAAAAAAGAAATCGACAAAACAATTTCTGACCTGTGGAATCGTATCTGGGATTTGCAAGACCAGACAAACAAAATCAAGAAAGCAGTTCTGACAGGTGAAAAAGGTGATTTAAAGATGCCAGAAAGAAGGATTGTTCCTCCAGATGAGCCTATTCCGTTTGGCGGGGCAGTAGATATGGACTGTATCTTTGAGAAAGAACCATGTGAACAGGTAGACGTTGAATTTACAGTGAAAGAAACTTTGCAGATGTATTCGCATTATGTAGATTCATTGTCTACCGATACACATGTATTGGGAGTTATTGCAATAGTTTCTCTAATAATTGCAATAGTGGCTCTGCTTGTATAGAAATTGAGAAAAGACTGGTAATCAGCGCAATGATTGACAGAATAGTTGTTATCCAAAATCTGGATATATCTTGAAAATATGCTTTCATGGCGACTTCACCCGCTTGTGTGATTTCATATGCGTGGTCTTGCGACCTTGAACGCATAAAGCACTTTTTACTGAAAAGGTATCTGCAAGCATCTGCTTCACGCTGATTACTAGGAGTAAATCCACAATTTCTTAAAGCTTTTTTCAATATTTTATATTGATATCTTGTTATCAAATGAACACCTCCTTTACAGGAGAGTATATCACAAGAAAAGAGGTGCGTATATGTCAGAAAAAGAAAAAAGAATCGTTGAAAAGCTGAAAGAAGCGATTCCTAATATGTCAGAATTTGACAAAGGATATATTCTCGGTAAGACGGAAAGCTTTTCCGAGAATAATCTGGAGAAAAAATCAGATAAGAAAGAAGTAGTTAATTCAAATTAGAAAGGAGAAACATGAACGAATTACAGATTTTTAATTCAGAAGAGTTCGGGGACATCCGAACAGCAGAAATTGACGGTAAACCGTACTTTGTTGGCACTGATGTTGCCAAAGCTCTTGGATATAACAATCCCAGAGATGCCGTATCAAGGCATTGCAAGGGAGTCGTGAAACGCGACACCCCTACATCTAGTGGTATTCAGTCAATGTCATACATAAATGAGGGAGATTTGTACCGATTGATTATGAAATCGAAACTTCCATCGGCAGAGAAATTTGAATCATGGGTTATGGATGAAGTTCTTCCGACAATCAGAAAGACAGGCTCATACCGGAAACCACTGACGACAGTTGAACAGATACAGGTTATTGCGACAGGATTCTTAGATCACGAAGAACGGCTTAACAGACTTGAAAACACCATGACTATTGACTATGCACAGCAGGAAGCTATTAGGGACTTAGTGTCAAGTGTCGTAATTGCTCACCTTGGTGGGAAAGAATCAAATGCTTACAAGGAAATTGGCAAGAAAGTATTTGCTGAATGCAACAGGGATATAAAGACTTACTTCACAGTAAATGCCCGCAATAACATTCCTAAGCTGAGATTTGAAGAATCTATGGAATATGTCAGAAATTGGCATCCATGCACCAATACAGTAATGATGATACGTGACTGTAACGCTCAAATGAGTATCAGTTAGAAAAGAGGTTTATATGAGTGCAGTTGATAATTACGTAGAGCAGAATGCACAGATTCATCAGTTCGCCGCAGAGGTTGCGAGAATTATATCAGGCATTCCACAGATGCCGGAGTTCTCTTCAGAGAATATGACTGTAGCCGATGCGAGTCAACTGATCGGACTTCCTATTACAGCAATCCGGGCAGGGATTGTGTACGGATGGTTGCCAATCGGTGTGGCTGTGCAGAATAACAAGCCAGCAAAAAACCTTTCCGGTGGCCGAATCACATATATCATAAGTCCCAGAAAGGTTTATGAAGTAACTGGTCATGTCTGGAAAGGCAAAGAGGCTCTCAATAAGTGAGTGCCCCGGAGGGAGCCGAAACCTCCACCCCGGAGCTTTGCACCACTAAAATGCCTTAGTGGATAGATACATTATAGTTCTCTATCTGCTAATTGTAAAGACAAATAAGAAAAAATAAGGAGAAATTAGCTAGATATGAGTGAAATTAAAAACGAAAGCCAGCTTACATGGGCTGACATTGAAGTAGCACTTGCGACTGAAATTGTCGAAGAAAGCAAGAAAAAGTCAAAAAGATGGTTCACTGCATGGATTGTGACAGTTGCCGCACTGGTGGCAAGCAACCTTGCGTGGATTGCAGGAGAAATGAAATAAAATGAAAGAATATATGCTAATTGCTGTTTGTATGCTTGCCGGGAAATATGTGGATATACCTATCTGGTTGAATATTTTTTTCGGTATCTCGGCAGCATGGGCAGTACGCCAGATGAAAGCAGACTGGCAGTAGAAAATAAGGAGGATAAGAAGATGTTCGAGAAAGAGATTGATGAAATATATGGATTATGCAAAAGAGTTGTGAACGAAGTTCCGACAGCAAATATCACCTTTGATTTTTCGGGCTACGGTTTGGGAGTAAGAGGGGTTAAAAGGGAAGAAGATGTTCTCCTTCTCAAAGACAAATTTAAATGGGATTTGTACCAAAACGTATCTTTTAACCCATTTTATGAGAAAGAAAGTCGTGAAAGCCTCAGAATAATCAAAGCTTTCTTGTTGGAACTTCTGATAGATGGGAGGTGCCCGTTAGATGCTGAATCAAATGGAGCTGAAGCTCCTGCCGACAATGGAACTGATAACGACAGTAAATGGGCTTCTGTCAGAGCTGAATAAGCGGAAGCAGTACATTATTGACTGGGAGAACCCGGACATGTATCTGAATCATCTTGAATATCACAGTGCCAGTGGGTTGCTTCCGGGTGGCAGTATTAGCCCTGCAAGGGGAGATGGTTCTGACAATGTTTACTGTTTTTTTAGCGAGGTGGAGAAAGATGCAGGAGAGGATTAACGAAATTCTTAATTTGATAGATGGGCAGCTTTCTATTGTGACAGATAACCCCATTGAAGAATCATACAAGGCAAGAACATTGGCGAGCTACGTACAGGCTTTAAATGGGCTTTTAACGGCTCAGAAATCATATAAGGAGGAAAGTATCAGTGAGTGAATTTGAAATCCGTATTCCGGCAAGAAAGAAACAACTGGTAACCGGAAAAGACAATCAGGTTGTAAAGGTTTCATCGGACGCATACAACGCACTGGTCGAAATCTATAACGAATCAACCTTATCAATGAAAGATATTGCAAGCTTGCTGATTATTGAGGGCAGCAAACATGTGGTTTATGACAAGGAGGAATAGAAGTGAATATATATGAGAAGTTAGGGATTATTCAGTCAAAACTGAGAGCCCCTAAAAGGCAGTACAATTCCTTCGGGAAATACAAATACAGGAGCTGTGAGGATATTCTGGAAGCTGTAAAGCCACTTCTGGCAGAAACAAAGACTGTGTTAAGTGTCACAGATCGGATGGAAGTTGTCGGAGACAGAATATATGTCAGAGCAGAAGCTCATCTGAACGACTGCGAAGATACCGGCGAGATTACAACCGTTGCTTATGCAAGGGAAGAAGAGTCTAAGAAAGGCATGGATTCTTCACAGGTGACAGGTGCAGCTTCATCTTATGCCAGAAAATACGCTTTGAATGGACTGTTCTGCATTGATGATAACAAAGACAGTGATTCCACTAATACAGGAGAGAAAGAAAAAACGTCCGGCAGGAAAGCAGAATCGGCAAAAGAAACCGAGATGATTAGTTCCGAGACTACTATGTCAATTAAAAATATTATTGACAAGTACCCGGAAGCTAAGCTTTTGGAACAGATTAAAACTCGTTTTAAGGTAAACGATATTAAGTCTCTTACCAAGGAAAAGGGTCAGAAATGTCTGAAGATGTTAATTGACTATGACAAACAGCATACAGAAAAAGGAGCAACAGCATGAATAAAGTAATTCTTACAGGAAGATTTACACGTGATCCAGAAATCAAGTACACCAATGATGGAACATCTATTGCAAGGTTTTCTATTGCAGTAAACAGAAGATTCGTGAAAGAGGGTTCTGATCAGAAAGCAGATTTTCTGAATTGTATCGCTTTCGGAAAGTCGGCAGAATTTATCGAGAAATATTTTTCTAAAGGAATGAAAGCGGACTTATCTGGAAGAATCCAGACCGGCAGTTACACCAATCGTGACGGACAGAAGGTGTACACAACGGACATTGTTGTGGAAGAAATTGAGTTTGGTGAAAGCAAAGGTTCTAATCAGAGTCAGCAGAAGTCAGAGACGCCACATCCAGAAACAGACCCAGACGGATTTATGAGCATTCCAGATGGAATTGACGAGGAGATGCCGTTCGCATGATACAAATTGACAGTAGAGAACATCAAAAAGTTATTGATGGCATTAAGAAAGCATTTGATGCAGCAGGAGAAAAATGGTTTGTGTCGAAGCTCTATGTTGGGGATTACATGAATTATGACAACCCTCGACTGGTTGTTGACCGAAAGCAAAATCTCTCTGAATTATGTGGCAATGTGTGCCAGCAGCATGAAAGATTTCGTGCCGAGATCATCCGGGCAAACGAAGCAGGAATAAAACTTGTGTTCCTGTGTGAGCACGGAAAAGGAATTGAAAAACTGGATGATGTTCTCTGGTGGGAGAATTCCCGGGCAAAGAAAAGAGTTAAAAAGAATGGTATCTGGGTAGAACAGGAACAGAAAGTTATGCATGGAGATGTCCTATATAAGATTCTTTGCACGATGCAGCGCAAGTATGGTGTTGAATTTCTGTTTTGCGACAAGAAAGACACCGGCAAAAGAATTTTGGAGATTCTGTCAAATGGATAAAGAAACAATTAAACAGCAGAATAGCATGAGGGACGTTCTGAACAGATATGGCATGGTTCCAAACAGAGCAGGATTTATAAAGTGCCCTTTTCATAGTGGTGACCGTACTGCATCCATGAAAATCTACAAAGACAGCTATTATTGTTTCGGTTGTGGTGCAACAGGTGACATATTTACATTCGTCCAGAACATGGATAATTGCGATTTTAAGACAGCTTTTACCGTACTTGGGGGAACTTACCAGAAGCCAAATTTCTCTTCCAGAATGGCAATATATCACCATCAGAAGCAGATGGAAATGCGGCAGAAGGAAGAACAGAAGAAAAAGGTTGAGCTGCAAGAATGCTTGTCTGATATAGATTTCTACCGGGCTATCCTTGACAGGGTGAAACCATTGTCTGACGGATGGTGTGAGGCGTGGAACAGGTTACAACTTGAACTATATCACCATGGATTCATAACAGGGCTGGAAGAAGGTGATTAAAAGTGGAAATGATAAACAAGCTCACGAAGGATTCTATTCTGGACGAAGAAGTGTTTGACAAGATATTCAGTCAGGAAGACGAGATATACAAGGCACGTCTTACGCTGACTCTTCTGGACAGAGCCAAGGAGCTTGGCGTAAAGAAAAAATTTGAGGATTTGCTTAAAGCTTACACAAAAGTACAGAAGCAGATGATTAAGGAAGAGAAAAGCAATAGGACGTTGTCTATGCTGGACCAGTGGACTAATTTCTCTGATTGTGAATATGACAGAATGAAATGTCTCAACTGGGTGGCGGATGATGATGGAATCAGAATATCAAATACAAATCCAGGATCGCCGGACATTATAGCCTGTTATCATCCTATACTTCCGATTGAACGAATGAAGAATCTGGAGACCGGAGAAGAACAGATAAAGTTAATCTATAAGAGGAATAATAAATGGTCCGAGGTTATTGTGCCGAAAACCATGGTTGCATCATCTACTAAAATCGTTGGATTATCTGCACTTGGGATTTCAGTAACTTCAGAGAATGCGAAGTTTCTTGTACGGTATCTGTCAGACGTTGAGAATGCAAATGACGATTATATCAACATTCAGTATTCCTCTAGCAAAATCGGGTGGATCAGGGATTATTTTCTTCCATATGACAAGGATATTGTGTTCGATGGAGATATGCGGTTCCGACAACTGTATGAAAGTATCAGTGTAGGCGGCAGCAGAACAGAATGGTATGAACACGTGAAGAAGGTTCGTGCTACTGGAAGAATAGAGCCCAAAATCATGTTAGCTGCAAGCTTCGCCAGTATTCTGATTAAGCTTGTTGGTGCCCTTCCATTTTTTGTGGACCTATGGGGAGAAACTGAGGGCGGCAAGACCGTAACACTTATGTTAGGGGCTTCTGTCTGGGCGAATCCAGGCGAATCACGATACATAGGAGACTTCAAGACAACAGATGTGGCTCTGGAAGCAAAGTCTGATATGCTCAACAATCTTCCATTAATTCTGGATGATACTTCCAAGGTATCTGCCAAGATCAGGGATAACTTTGAAGGGATTGTATACGATTTGTGCTCAGGAAAAGGAAAAAGCCGTTCTAATAAAGAACTGGGCGTGAGCCGGGAGAACCGCTGGCAGAACTGCATTCTGACCAATGGTGAGCGTCCGCTTGCTGGATACGTCAGCCAAGGCGGAGCAATTAACCGAATTATTGAGGTCGAGTGTTCTGAAAAGATATTTGATGATCCACAGCTTACCGCAGATACTCTTAAAAAGAACTACGGATATGCAGGAATCGACTTTGTGAACGCAGTCAAGGAAATGTCCATTGATGATATAAAAGCCCTGCAAAAGCACTATCAGGGGCTTATACAGGACGATGACAAGATGCAGAAGCAGAGTATATCTATGAGTATCATTCTGGCAGCAGATAAGATTGCAACAGATCAGCTATTCCATGATGGTCAGTACATTGACATTGAAACTGCAAAGAGTCTCCTGACAGAGAAAGAAATGGTGTCTGAAAATGAACGCGCTTACTGGTTCGTGGTTGACAAGATTGCTATGAACGGAATTAAGTTCGATGATAACCCAGATATCAAAACAGAAAGATGGGGAATTATTGACAATGATCCGGTAGAGAAGACATCAACCGCAATAATTTATAGCGCAGCGTTTGATGATCTGTGCAAAATTGGAAGATTCTCCAGAAAGGCATTCTTGTCATGGGCTGTTAAGAAGGGGCTTGTGGAAACCGACAGCAGAGGTTATCCGACCAAGGCGAAGAAACTGGATGGAATTGTCACTAAATGCGTGTTCTTGAAAATTGTAGACGAAATTCCAAAAGGATTCGTGAATTGCAATGATAATTTTGAGATTACGGACGATATTGTGTTTGATTGATAAACAATTCGTCCAAAAGGTAACCGGGTAACCTAGGTAACCTTTGATTCTGCATATATATATATGAGTATTTATATGTGCATATTGAGTATAAAAGTTTCCCTATATGAGAAAGTCAGGGTTACTCGGTTACTCGGTTACCTACCTGTAAAATCAATGGTTTACACGAATTAGTACGGTTACATCTCGGTTACT